GGTTATTGACAAGACTGAATGGGCAAGTCGCATAGACCCTTATATGGATGACAGCGACTTTCGTTCTACAATTAGTATTGGTACTAGGCGTTTATATAAGACAGTTGCAGAGCAATGTTCAGAATGTTCTGGTACTGGTTACATCCGTAAGGTAAAAAAGGATGGCACATTATTTGCAAAGCCTAGTCGCTGTAAGAACTGTGACACTGTAGGTTTTATATTTAAAGACACACCTGAGTTTGCTGGGCTAAAGTTCAAGCCACCTTCAGCTAAATGGGCATCGGCAAATGGGTTCAGCACAAGTAAGCAGAATCTTGAAACACTTGAAGGTGCTGCACGTGCAAAGGGTATGCATGATGCTGTGGACTTCTTGTCCAAGGTACGTAGACTGTCTGCTGTTGACACTTACCTGTCATCTTTTGTGGATGGTATATCTACACACACAAAGCAGGACGGTAAACTTCATGTCCGTTTGCTTCAGCATAGAACTGCAACAGGCAGACTATCTGGGGCAGACCCAAACATGCAGAACATGCCAAGAGGTGGTACATTCCCTGTAAAGAAGGTGTTTGTATCTAGGTTTAACGGTGGTAAGATACTTGAGGCTGACATGGCACAGCTAGAGTTCAGAGCCGCAGCATTTTTATCACAAGATGGAGTCGCAATTGAAGAAGTATCTACTGGGTTTGATGTACACTCATACACCGCTAAAGTTATTAGTGAAGCTGGTCAGCCTACGGATAGGCAGACTGCAAAAGCACACACCTTTGCGCCCCTTTACGGGGCAACGGGGTTCGGACGCACACCTGCCGAAGCAGAGTACTACACACACTTCAACGAAAAGTACACAGGAGTCTCAGCTTGGCATACCAGATTGGCTAAAGAAGCTGTAACAAAGCAGAAGATAAAGATACCTTCTGGTCGTGAGTATGCTTTTCCTGATGTGGTACGTAAGTCATCTGGTCGTGTCTCACACTTCACACAGATAAAAAACTATCCAGTGCAGGGATTTGCTACAGCAGATATTGTGCCACTTTGTTTGCTACACATAGAAAAACTGCTTGACAGTATGCAGTCATGTATAGTAAATACAGTACATGACAGTATTGTAATTGATGTCCACCCAGATGAAGAGAGAGAAGTAATTGATGTAATAAACAGAACAAACAATGAGTTATCAGACTTAATTAAACTAAGATGGGGAGTTACATTTAATGTACCCCTTCTATTAGAATCAAAAATAGGAGAGAATTGGCTTGACACAAAAGACGTTATCTGATATAACTACTGGACTTTCAAAAAACATAGGAGAAAAAATATGACACAATTAACAACAATTGATACCAACAATTTTGCAGTTATGGCTAAAGCTATGGGCATTGCTGCAGATGCAGAAAGTAAGGGGGCTGGTGGCTCACTTGCTCGTATGCGTATCAATCACACACCCATAATGGGGCAGACAGAAGTGAATGATAAGATGGTAAATATGGAAGTAGTATCTGGCGGCACATACCGTTTAGATGTTCCAGATGGGCCTACCTACTATGCTAACTCTGTAATTATTCGCCCTTACCTACAACGCTTTATGTACAAGCGTTTTGTAAAGGGAAATGACAAGACACCAAATCGTTTCATTAAGAGTTTTATGACAGATGATTCTAAGATGGAATCTGACCTGAAGGACGATAGCGGTGGCTTTAACTGCGGTAAAACTGCTGGTTACATCAAAGACTTCAAGGCACTACCAGATAAGATGCAAGATTTAATCAAGCAGATTAAACGTGTACGTGCAATATTTGGTACAGTGGATTTTGTAAATCCTATAAACGAGCGAGGCGAGGATGTTGAGTTAGACACTACACCTTTCATTTGGGAGATTGATAATCGTGATGCATTCAAGATTGTTGGAGACCCACTAGCAAAGTTGGCTAAGATGAAACGTCTACCTGTACAGCACAATATTACCTGTACTACATTAGAACGTAAGTTACCAAATGGTGGTTCATTCTATCTTCCATCCGTGTCTTTGGATATCACTAACAGCCTTGACCTAACTGATACAGAACAAGAACTTTTTGCAGACTTTATGAGTTGGGTAGATAACTACAACACATATGTTGCAAATGCATGGTCAGATAAAGCAAACTCTAAAATGGATGAAGACGATGTGGATGTTGTAGATGGCCTTGTTGATATTGAACTTGACGATGAGGTAGCCTAATGAACCATCCTGATGAGTTGGCGTTGCATCAATACATGGAAGATGCAGTAGCTGGAAAAACAACCATGTCTGCTGAAACCATTGAACAAGTGGCATCTGATGTAAAGGATGCCATGAAGCGTCAATTCAACAGTATGGGGCGTAAAGGTGACTTCAGGTTACGTATGTCTAACATAGGCAGACCTTCATGCCAGTTGTGGTATGAGAAGAATAAGCCTGAAGTTGCCACGCCTTTACCTACAACATTTATTATGAACATGATGCTTGGAGACATTGTTGAAGCTGTCTTTAAAGGATTATTAAAAGAAGCAGGAGTAAAATATGAAGATAGCGAAACGGTTACTCTGGAGTTGTCTGATACTAGCATTAATGGCACATATGATATTGTCATTCGGGATGCAATTGATGATATTAAATCAGCTTCCAACTGGTCCTACACAAACAAGTTTGAGTCCTACGATACTTTGGCAAGCAGTGATGGTTTTGGATACATCGCACAACTTGCCGGGTATGCAAAGGCTTCAGGAAAACAAGCAGGTGGCTGGTGGGTTGTAAACAAAGCCAACGGTGACTTTAAATATGTGCCAGCTAAATGGATGGACGTAGATAAAGAAATTGAAAAGGTAGAAGAGACTGTTGCTAAACTAAAAGAGAATAAGTTTGAACGGTGTTTTAAACCAGAAAAAGAAACATTCAGAAGGGAAGAAACAGGTAACTTAGTACTCAATAAGAATTGTACTTTTTGTTCGTTCAAGTATGATTGTTGGCCTGAGATTATTGAAAGACCAGCAGTTAAGTCACAGGCCAAACAGCCTAAGATTGTTCAGTACATTAAGTTATCGGAAGAATACGATGCCGCCTAACTTTAAACAATTTAAAGCGGCACGTAAGTATGGGTATCGGTCAGGCTTAGAGGTGAAGATATCTGACTATCTCAAGGGGTTAAACATTGACTTCGGATATGAGTGTGTTAAGATTGAATGGGAAGACCTAGCCTACCGTACCTATACGCCAGACTTTATACTTCCAAACGGCATTATAATTGAGTCAAAAGGAATGTTCACGGCTGCAGATAGACGTAAACATTTAGCAGTCAAACGGCAGCATCCTAATCTTGATATACGATTTGTCTTTGAGAACAGTAGACGTAAGCTACGTAAGGGTGCTAAGTCTACCTATGGAGAGTGGTGTGATAAGTATGGTTTCAGATGTTATGACCGCATCATTCCAGAAGATTGGCTAAAAGAAAAAGGCAATAATAAACATCCAAAATTTATTAAATTTGGTGGTAGCAAGATAAAAAGGAGAAAGTGAACATGGATAATATTAATTACGATAAAGTAGAACCACAAGACTTTATTATAAGAGTTAGACCCTACTTAGATGATGAAGGCTCTTGGAATGGTGAGATTGATGTTGCTGTTGTAACACAGCCCGAAAACAATTTAAGTGATGATGACTACTTTCAAATGATGCACTTTTGTAAAATGCTAGCGTCAACAATACCTGTCATGGAACTAAACGAAGACTTCAGAGAATTAGTTCACAATTATGTTGTTGAGACTGTTGACAAAGAGTATGAAGTTGAGTTAGAAAGTAAGCCAAAGATTGTTGGTGAAGAAGGTAACGTAGTAAAAATTGACTTCAACACAAGCACTAAAGGTAGCGCATAATGACTTCTTACTATAATATAATGAAAGAGATAGAGAGTGGAAAAATGAAAGTAGTTGATACAAATAAAGATGAAATGGTAAACAGCCCACCTCACTACAATCAAGCTGGCATTGAATGTATTGATGCCATTGTAGCAGCTACAGGTGAAGGTTTTGA